AACTTGGTAGCCACGCCGACACTGCTACTGCAGAAACAAGTGAGGGTCGTTGTGGTCTAGCATCCTTAATATTTTCGTTATCACTTACTATTCCTATTCTATTTTGTGGATGATTTTGTTTATCATACTTACCTTCGTAATCCATAGGGCAAACCATCATGCCATAGCTATTCTTTTTTAAATCTTTTAATGGATATCGAAAGCCGCAGATATCACAAATTCCTAATGCCTTAGTTGCTCCCATTATCTATAATTCAGACGAGGCGTAAGGTACATGCTTGCACGTTCTTTATCTTCCTCTTGCGCTCGTAACAGCCTTTCTTCATATTCCGTTTTCAACATTTGGATTCTGCCCATGTCTACACCTGGTCGCTTCATTGACATAAAGTATGCTGTACCTGCAGTAAGGCAGGGATAGAAACGGCGAGAAATGTCTGCAGTTTGTGAAGACCGTGATACATCTTGGAAATATTTTACAGTCTCAAACTTAATTTGGTCTGTATTATTTTCTGGTACAGGCCATAAATACACAACAGGATTGTCACGCTCTCTTCGTACTGCATACTGTGTCGGGCGACCTGTTTGACCCTTGCGTGGAATCTTAAGATACTCTTCCATACTAATACGCTCTAGCTGCAAATCAGTATTGTCTCTATTAACCACTGCTTCAATCACATCAATGTTATGTGAATCGAGACTGTAGGTTGTAACACTGGTTGACACGGACACCGCCGTGGTATTGATAGTCCAAAGTTGGATACCACGGTTTTGCCAATCTTGTAGGAGGAGATTTATAGAACGACGTGCAGAGCGAGGCTCCTCACCCAGCGTGGGTTCACCACCAATCATTTCCATTGCCTCTTGGATTACTTCATCAATATCCATTGAAAAGCTATATGTTCCTGATGTTGCCATTACTACTTATCCTTTTCCTTATTTTTTTCGTGACATTTACATTTGCAGTTCTCTTTGCCGCAAGTTTTTTTAGAGTCAACATTATGATATACTTTGTGCATAATTTTATTCATTGGTTTAAACCAAAAATACTTTTCTCTATTTCGCAATGCCATTACTTCCTACGTTTAGTGCGACCAGCCCTATTACGACTTACGCCTCTTGGACGCTTCAAGCCAGTAGTTCGTTTTTTAAGACCACCTGCCTTTCTAATCTGCTGACTGGTCGCTGCCCTAGTTATTGTCATTACCACTTAACCTTATGTGACCAATACTTTGCACTAAGCTTTGTTGTTGGTTTGCCTTGTGCATCGTGACGAGCATAGTAAGACCTCTTACGTGCCTTATCTTTTGCAGTCTTTGGATTTTTACCTGCACCCTTTACACCCTGCTGACCAAAACGAACTAAACGAACCTTGTCACCTTCTTTTGCAAGAACTGCATGGCTTTTAGTTTTATGACCAGGGGTACGCTTTGGTTTATTATACCCAGAGAATCTCTCGCCTCGATAATTAATTGCCATTAATACAACCTATTATGTCCTGACTGTGGCTTCTTTTTCATCTTACCACCAGCTTTGTAGCCTTTGCTTTTCATCTTGCCGCCAGCCTTGTAGCCTTTGCTTTTTATTTTGCCACCTGCTTTAAAAGTGTCACCTGGCATTGTACCTCTTTGATAACCACCGCCCAAAAGAAGACCTCCAAACAAATCACGGTTTTTAGTTTCCTTTTTCTTATTTTGTGATTTTTTTGGACCTGCTTTTTTCTTAAGTTCTAAAGCTTTTTCTTGCTTAACTTTGCCGCCACCAGCATAGCCTTTGCTTTTCATTTTGCCGCCAGCTTTGTAGCCTTTGCTTTTCATTTTGCCGCCAGCTTTGTAGCCTTTGCTTTTCATCTTGCCGCCAGCCTTACGGTAGCTACGAGACACGCCTTCTGCATCTTTAGTAGCAAAGCCCATTGATTCAAGAAATGCTTTTCGTTCTTTTGCAGACATGGACTTAAGAATTTTTTCCATAGCGTCCATTTTGCCGCCCTTCTTTTTTGATATAGCCATTTTAAATATCTCCTAATATAATCTGTTGTGTCCTGAAATTTTGCCACCTTTTGCGGCCTTACGATACTTTGCAGTTTTCTTTGCTATAGCTTGAGGTTGCTTAACAAACTGCTTTCCTTGTTTAGTTCCTTTTCTTTTTGCTCTCGATGTTGCCGCATATTCTGCTGGGGTGAGTGCCTTAATAGCCGCTTCTGGTAAGTACCTTTCGCCAGTCTTGCTTGACTTCTTGCCACTCTTAGTTCTCCACTTCTGTTTTGTCCATCTGTCGAGAGACTGTTGAGATTTGCTTTTTGCCATTTAACATACTACGACTTGTAGCCTCCACCTTTTGCTTTATATTCTTTAGCCAACATTTGTGCCTTACGTGCCGACCACTGACCAGGTGCGCCACCCTTACTACCTGCTTTAATTTTATTAAAAAGGTTTTTACGCATCGTAGGTTTAGTATAGTTACCTGCTTCATTTACTTTGCTTTTAGCTTTACCACCCCTTTTTAGTTTTACACTAGACAAAATTTTGGCTTGTTTAGCATGAGTCTTACTTGCTTTCTTTAAACCTTTAGCTACTTTTTTAATTTTACTAGCAGTTTGTTTTTTACGTTTAACAGCCATTAGTAAATCTCACCGCCTTTTCCTTTAAGACGAGCAGCCTCTTCTTTAGCCATATCATCTAAAAACTTTTGTTTATTTCTAATTTGTGCTTCATAAGCTCTTGCACCTTGTGAAGGTGTACCACGTGTACTTCCCTTACTTGTAGAGCCAGCAGTTACTTTGCCACCTGTTTGTTTGTAACCCATGCGATTACGAACTTTAGTTGGAAGTTTTGCTAGACCTGGGTTATCTGCTGGAACATCTTTCATAATTTTACCACCTCTATTTCTATTTAAAGGAAGGATGTCTTGCATACCATATTGTTTATAATGTCTTTCAAGCGCCTGTTCTTTAGCCTCTTTAGATTTATAAGTTTTATTTCTTATTTTTCTTTCTTCTGCTTTAAACTCTTTTTTTAAATTACTTATAACTTCTTCAGCTTTATCTCTACCCAAGGTTTTCTTTAATCTTTCATATTGAGGTGCGCCTGTGCCTTGTATATCAGCATCACCTAAAACAGTTTTTCTAAATTTTGAAGGTAGGCCAGTTTTATCTACACTTGCTTTCTTAATATTGCGTCTTAATGCTTTTCTAATACTTTTTACCATTATCTCATTGCCTTTCCAAAACCACGAGTTGCAGCACCTACGCCACGGGGTTTACTTTTTATTCTGCCACCTGTTTGTTTAAATGTTTTTTTCTGACCTTTAACTGGATTTGTTACACCAGACATATCTTTTGCTGTTCTACTTTGATTTCTACTTCCCACTTTTGATTTTAATACGCCAGTAACCTCCCCTGTTTTTGGGTCTTTTACTTTTTCAGTAAGCTCTCCTTTAGGACTACGCCTTTTTAATTCTGCTACCTGCGCCTTTATTCTTCTATCTTTTGGTGTTGAATTTCTAGCAATAAAATTTCTTGCTGCTTGCTCCATCATACGGTCTGATGGATTGCCTATTATCTCTCCATCCGCAGTAATTGTATTTCCCGTTGGTTTTCCGTAAGCATCAACTTTAATTTTATTTCCCCTAAAGTCTTTTTGATTTTTATATTCACTTGTTGCGGTAGCTTGTCTACCACCAGCTTTTTCAGAACCTGCAAGAGATACACCTTTAGCCTTACTCTTTTTTTGCTGTTGTGTTTTTTGAATAGATTTTTGAACTGCCTTTGTATCAGCCTCTTGTGTTTTATTATAATTTTTAAGCCATTTTCTTTCTGCAGCAGTAATTGTTCCTTTTTCTTCTTTAGTTTCTAGTTCAGCCGCTTTCTTTTGTCTGGCTTTTTGTGTTTTAGACATACTAGCTTTAACAATACTTTCTTCAGCAGCAACTGATTTTTTACCTACATTTGCATTACCAAAACCAGGAGAGTCTGAATAGGATGCACCAGAAAGAGGCTCTGTTCTAGCCGCTTCTTTAAATTTTCCCTCTCCTTTGGTTGCGTCAGAAATTACTTTTTGAAGTTGAGTTCCCTTTTTAGCAATTTTTTTGGCAACTCTTTTTTTACCAGCCATTATGGTGTTCCTCCTAATGTATTTTCACCGACCTTAGAAGCAGGTGCTTCCATATCGTCACGTCTTGTTCTACGTGCTTGGTTTCTTAATGCTTCAATTGCGTTTTGATAACGCTGTTCATAATATGTGCTTACTGAAAAGTTTTTCATAAAGTCACCTGCCTCGACCATGCAACCATAAAACAAGGCATCATAGCAAAAGTCAGAAAAGTAATTATTAGGATTTGCGCTGGTTAGTGTAGTTGGTCTAGCGACATATACAAGTTCCCCACCGTAAGTAGCACTTGCAGTAGGAGCAACGATAACATTGGTGTTTGTTCTCTTTGCATAATATTTTGGAGTTCCTGTACTTGCACTGACAGGCCAGTAATCACTAATAAACTCGTCTGTTCTTTGCAATAAATTAATTTTAGTTCCGCTATCTTCAATACGAAGATTCTTTACATAACGTGTTCCAGAAGGAAGAGTAAGTTCATTTTTTCCTGCGGATAGTGTAACTGATGTAATTGTTACCAAGCCATAATCATCTAGTGTTTTAGTTAACCGTTCTTCTACACGATTAACCATTCTAGGTATAGCCGAGACAAATTCAGTGCCATCGTTTTCACTGGCCTCAATAATGTCGGTAACAAGATAAGTATAATTAGCCATAATAAATAGTCGTAGAAATGGTTGTTGCTGCAGATACAATTACTTTTCCTGCCATGCGAATACCATTATCTGCGAAGTCCTGATAATTGCTTCCGTTCACTTGAAACTTAATTCTTCCACCATTGGTATTACCAAAAGGGTCAGCAGATGTACCAGTAATAACTACGATGCCTGTGCCTACACAGTTAACACCACGTACACGGGTGTCAGTAACAGTTACGCTAGTAAGAGAATCTACAAAAGTACCAGTTCCAGAAACAAATGCGCTTCTAATATTAGTCATTGATTGCTCCTATAAAAATGTCAATAGGTATATTATACTAAAAAAGGGGGTGAGATACAAGTCCCACCCCCTTTAAAGGTTAACGTATAGGTGTTTTAATTAAGCACCTGCGCTTCCGAAGAAACCACGCCAGTCACTGAAGCCAAACGCATAACGCTCACGAGCCTTAAAGCGAAGGTTGCCAGTGTCGAAGTCAGGCTCCATTTTAGTCTGAAGCGGTGAACGAACGAACATTTTCGCACCATTCGGCACATCAGTCTTAATGAAGTAACCATTCGTGTCCGTGAAACGGCGATTCACGAAGAAGCCATTCGGGACAAGACCTTGATTGCGAATGCTGTTAATGTCGTTGACATTGGTGGCATTGTTAGCAATCGTGGTTGACAGAGGCGAGTTCAGAATCTGGTCTGCAGTAAAGGCCAGGTCTGATGGGATGTGCAGGCTTTCAGCTTGCGCTCCGACTAGGATGCCACGGTCATCTTTAGTTTTAGAAATAGCAATCAGTGCAGTTTCCAGAGCAGCTTCTGAAAGGTCAGAGGCAGCTAGAAGATTGCTTTGGTCGCCATTACCAATGGTGGGGTGGTCAGAGGCAAAGAAAGATTTACCGTCACCGCCAGCAAAGGATGAGTTAAAACCGTTGTTGAAAACATCAGCAGCTTTAACTTGTTTGGTGTTCGCCATAGCACGAGCCAAACCTTTGGCACGCAGTTTAGCGAATGTGTCATAGAGGTTGTCCTCCATAGCTTCTTCCGTAACGGCGAAGCCAAGAGCAATAGTCTCGTGTGTGTAACGAGATGTAAAGCTTTCTTGGGCATCGTCATAAGATACGGCAGCACCTTCACCTTTTACAGGTGCAGTGCCAAAGCCAGTGAAGAGAACTTCTTCTTCAAATGCACGGTCTGAATTTTCAATTTCATACAGAGGTGCATGTTCGTCAGAAACTTCCCCATACTCAAGGCCGAATACGGCGTTAAGACCAGGGAGAAGCTCTTTTGCAATACTTGCTCTATTAATAGCCATTATTATTTATCTCCCTTAGTTAGTTGTGGTCACAACGGCTGAAGTCAGAACATTCTGATAATCATCCGCACGATGGTTAAATTCAACTTCCATCTTCGTGAACGCATCGCCAACTGCATTATTGGGTTCATCAACGATACCAATAACACGCAAAGCACCATTAGTAGCTTTACCAGTTGTACCAGCAGTCGTCTTAGCAACAATAGTTGATTTACCAGTAAAGGTAGAACCACCAGCAATTGAGCTAACTTCTACGTTTCTTCCAACAATACCAGCAGCAACTGTGGCATTTGAAGAAATAATGTAAGTTTGATTTGGATTGTCATTTACGAAACCAACGATGTCTGAAGCAGACACGCCAGAGTAATGAGCTTTAAATTTTTGTTCCCCGTCTTCTACGTAGCGGCAACCTTGGAAAGTACCAACAGGTACTTCAGTAGTTGTCACACACGGTGTAAGTGTACCAGAGGCAATACGCACAGGAGTACCTGTAAACATTGCCGTAGCACCTGAAGCAATAGGATATTCATTCAGGCCGTTACTATTTGGTGCAGCACCACGAACACGGGAAGGCTGAAGTCCAGTAACTTTAGTAGCAGACATATTTTTCTCCTTCAGTGTTTAAGTTTAGTAACCAGACTTCGCCACCCTTTTAATCAAAAGAAGGGGTGCGACCCTTGGTTACATTGGTTTTGCTTTGATTCTGAATAGGCATTTTGCGATTCGATGAGTTTTCAAGCTGTGCATTTACAGCATCAACCATCTCTGCAGATGCGGTTTCAAAATGTCTTTGTCGAGCTTCTGCACGTTTGAGTGGCAACTTAGCAAGTGCCAAATCTCCTCGACATACAGTTCCTTTGTAGCGACCCTCATCTTTAATTGCAGATGTGTGCGCTAGTTCAGGTACTTCATCAAGAGAAACAAACTCCCAGCCTTCAGCCATTCGTTTACCAACATTTGTATAATCGTCACCGCCTTTTAGGGTTGTACGTATCCAACGAAGTTTCATTCCTTGGTCTTCAAACCTTGAGGTTACTGATTCAGGAATATCTAAAAGATTTGGTTCACGATATTCAAAGTCTTCGGATTCTCTTGTTTCCAGTTCACGACTCTGGGTGCTACGTGTAGTATTTCGTGCCATAAGTATATATCCTTTCGCAACTATCTGTTAATTGTAGTATACTCGCCTTCGCCTGCCTTTTCGACTTTTAGCTTTTCGGCTGCATACTGTTCAAGTGATATGCCCCATTTTTCTGCAAGGCGTACATCTTCTTTTGAGAGTTTTACCTTTTTACTTGATGAAGGTGCTGGAGTGTGCGAAGCTCCTGCGACCACTTGAGCAGGTGTTGACGTTTCCTGCGGTACGGGGGTTTCGGTTGCTACTTCTTTGGTAGCTTGTCCAAACTTGTTAGGAAACTGTGCTGCCATGCGGCGGTCAATTTCCTGATAGTAATCATCGTCAGATGGGTCAAACCCTTCTTCTTGAACCTGATTATCAATTTCCAAAGCAACTGCAGTCATTACACGGTCTTTATTAAACCATTCATTTGCTGCCGCCCAGTCGGTTGCTTTTCGTTGTGCTTCTGACACAGTAGCAGCCGCTTGGACTTGTTGTTGCTCCTCAAACTTTTGAGGTTCAAAAGAGTCTGCCTGTTGACGAAACTCTGTCAGCCTATAATTATCTTGCTGGGCAGTATTAAGAGATTCTTGTGCCTTTAAGATATTATCGGCATCGCCGCTTTCTACGGCCTGACGGTACGCAGCACGAGCAAGCTCTAGACGTTCCGTCACTTGACGCTCATTTGATTCAACATTATTACTTAAGAGATTTTTATATTCTTCTTCTCTTTGTTGAAGCTTTGTTTGTATTTCCTTCTGTTGTGCCAGAAGTTCTTCGATTTGAGCTTCACGTTCTTTTTTCTGTTTTACCAGTTGTCGAATACGCTTTTGTGCACCAGATGTTTCTACACCCTTTGTTTCTTGTTCTTGCTCTTCTTCAATTGTAGGGGTAGTTTCTTCTTGAGGTGCTTCCACCTCTACTTCGGGGGCTGCCGCTTCTTCTGTGGCTTCTTGCCCTTCGATTTCAAATTCCACCTTTTCTTGTTCAGGCGGTGAGCCTGCCTCAATGGTAGACCATTCAGTCTCTGCCATAATATTCTCCTGTTTTACGTCCGTAGCGATATAGACGAGTTACGCTAATTTTAATTAAAAGATAATACAAGCAACAATAATACCAGCAAAAGCACCTAAAAATGCCATTGCTTCTTCAAAGCTAGTATCATCAAGTAAATATTGTGCCATAATTAATTCCTTTAACAGCTATATTATACAGCATGTTTTTTTATTACGCAAATTAGTTTGATAAATTAAATGTAGGGTCTAAGTCTTTGGCATCTTCAACTACCATCTTGATGTCATCATCAAATAATAGCAAAAGATTTACGCCTTTGTAAAAGAATTTGCTTCCTGTATGTTTACCATAACACACATAGTCACCTTCTTTACACCAAGCACCATTAGCAAACTTATCGTCTTGATAAGCTAGGTCGCCAACTTTTAGGACACGACCAACTGTTGTAAGGTAAGCCATATCCGATTTGGTTGAGTCAGGCAGAATGATGCCACCCTTAGTTGCTGACTTAACTGATACTGGACGTACAAGGATATGATAGCCTGGCACTCTTGGAAGTGGGCTAGGGTCTGCGACCTCTTCGTCTGTAATCCATTCATCGTTTTTCAAAGCACTAGATGCAGTTTGCATATTTACTCCTCTTCGATATATTTATTTAGATAATCTTTGATAAGACCAATGGCCTTTTCTAAACCAGCGATTGTTCCCACTGATTCACAGTATCTAGAATAATCCGAAGCGGCTCCATACGCAAGGGAATTTTTTATAGATTCGATTTCTTTTTGTATTTCTTTAATTAACTCTTCGTATAACACTATTCAATGCCTTGTTTCTTGATTACGTCTGCCAATAGTTTAGCAGAAACTTTAGCTTCTTCCAAGTCATTATTTTCTTGGGCTTTGAGCAAGTCAGCCAGTACGTCCATAGCTTTCAATGCACGCTTGGCATCTCTGTCTTCTTGCTTCTGATAAGCTTTCATTTGTTCCTGCGCTCCTTTGGCTTGCGTATCTAGAACAATCTTCTGTTCTTTCAAGTCAAGGTCACGATTTTTAAGTGCGGCATCTGCTTGCGCTTTGGCAATCTGTGCCTGTGTTTTATTCTGCTCCACTTGAAGTTTTTGTGCCTCAATAGCCAGCATCTGTTGTTCAGGTGTGCCTGGTCCTTGAGCAGCCGCCATATTTGCTTGTAGTATTTGCTGGGCAGCTTGAGCCTGAACCATTCCAATTGCTTGCGGGTCAAGTGCGATTTGTCCCATAACTTGTGGATTCTGTAGTGATTGATTATACAATCCATCCATTTGTTCTTGATATTTAACAAGCATATGCTCAGATATATTAGCTTGTAGTCTC